AAAACTATGGCAATATCAAGAGCACAACTAGTTAAAGAACTAGAGCCTGGTCTAAATGCACTATTTGGACTAGAGTATAAAAACTATGCTGATGAGTGGAATGAGATTTTCGACACAGAAACTTCAGACAGAGCTTTCGAAGAGGAAGTAATGTTAGCAGGTTTCGCAAATGCGGCAGTCAAACCTGAAGGACAGGGTGTGACTTTCGACGATGCTCAAGAAACTTTCACAGCTAGATACACTAACGAAACAATCGCGCTAGCGTTCTCAATCACAGAAGAAGCTATTGAAGATAACTTGTATGACAGACTTGCGTCTAGATATACAAAAGCTTTAGCAAGATCTATGGCGAGCACGAAAAATATCAAAGGAGCAGCTGTTTTAAATAATGGTTTTGATGCAAACTTTGCTGGTGGTGACGGTGTTGAATTATTTTCAACTGTTCACCCTACATTAGCTGGAACTTTCTCTAACGAGTTAACAACAGCAGCAGAGTTAAACGAAACTTCATTAGAGCAATCTCTAATTGATATAGCGGCGTTCACAGATGAAAGAGGCCTAAAAATCGCGGCGCAAGGAGTTAAACTTATAGTTCCTTCAGCGTTAAGATTTACTGCTGATAGACTTTTAATGTCTGTTGGTAGAACAGGTACTGCTGATAACGATATCAACGCAATTAGAAATATGGGAATGATTTCTGGTGGATACACTGTAAATCACTACCTAACTAGTGCGAAGAAATTCTTTATCAAAACAGATGTACCTAATGGTCTAAAACACTTCAACAGATCACCTATCAAAACTTCAATGGAAGGTGACTTTGATACTGGTAACGTTAGATACAAAGCGAGAGAAAGATATGTTTTTGGATTCTCAGATCCAAGAGGTATCTTTGGTTCAAACGCTACGTAATAAATAATTTAAAGGGGCCGCTTTTAAACGGCCCCTTTTTCATATATAAGGTGTGATTATGAAAGATTTCCTCGTAAAAATATATGCGTACCACTATAAAATAGAGTTAACTGTTACCTCTATGGATGGCCCATTAGATATAGAAAATGCAATAGTTGACAAACTAGGAAAAGGTGATATAAAATGGGAATATCTTGGAGAAATGAATGATCCAAGAATTAACCGAATAACCTACGAGGAGGTTATTAATGGAGGAGATGATGCAACATCTACAAAGTCTATACCAAGAGAAGAAGGGTCTAGACCTACAATGGGAACAGGAGCATCTTAAAGAGGGTAGATACACTCTTAATATGGTTAAGATTGACAGAAAAGTCAGAGACGTAATTAGCCATATAAAACTTGCAGAAGCTAAAAAAGAGCATTTGCAAAATAAAATAGAAAGCTCTGAACCAAAAGTTTCTGTAGCTACTTAATAAAAAGCTACATCGTAAAAATTTCATTTACATTATAGGCTCTCTTGCGCTCTACTTAAATGTGTTGTATAAAAGACACACTATACAATTAATTAGAGCATAGACGCGTATAGTCGACGGCCTAGAGACTATGTTCGGAAAACTAGGAGGATAT